TTGGACCTGTAAATGATAGAAGTTAATTATGGCTGGATATACATACTCAGAACTAACAACAGATATTAGAAACTATACAGAAGTAGATTCTAATGTATTTACTACTGCTGTTATAAATAGATTTATAGAAAATGCAGAACATAGAATAAATTTAGATTGTCCTATGGATTCTGATAGAATCATGGCACAAGCACAATTTGCACAAAATTTTAATAGTATTACAGTTCCTACAAAAGCTTTATTTATTAGAGGAGTTCAAGTTTTTAATTCTACAACAGTTGCTACAGATCAAGGTTTTTGGTTAGAAAGACGTGATCAAACTTTTATTACAGAATATGTAGGAGAAGCAACAGGGCCTTCTGGAGGGTCTGCTGGACAAAATGTTAAAGGATTACCTAGATATTATTCTATGTTTGGTGGTGCCACAACCGGAGCTAACACAGCTACATCAGGTGCTATATTTGTAGCTCCTACACCAGATCAAAATTATCAATATATTATACATTATAATGCTGTGCCCGGAGGTTTAGAAGACAACACAGGTGGAACATATATAAGTAATTACTTTCCACAAGGTCTATTATATGCATGTTTAACAGAAGCATTTATGTTTTTAAAAGGTCCAACAGATATGTTGACACTATATGAAAATAGGTATAAAACTGAACTACAAAAGTTTGCAGCGATGCAACTTGGAAGAAGAAGACGAGACGATTACACGGATGGTACAATAAGAATTCCAATCGAGTCAGCGCCTCAATAAATTTAGGAGAAAAACATTATGGCAATAACATCAGCAGTATGTAACAGTTTTAAAGCGGAAGTTTTACAAGCGTTACATAACTTTACAGCATCGTCTGGAAACAGTTTTAAATTAGCTTTATATACAAGTAGTGCTACTTTAAATAAATCAACAACAGCTTACAGTTCAACAAACGAAATTACTAACGCATCTGGTTCAGCTTACTCAGCTGGTGGTATAGCACTTACAAGTGTAACACCTGCTTTATCTACTGATACAGCGTGTTGTGATTTTGCAAATGTATCTTTTTCATCAGCTTCATTTACAGCAAACGGATGTTTAATATATAACGATACAAATGCTGATAGAGCAGTTTGTGCAATTGCATTTGGTGGAGATAAAGTTGTAACAAACGGAACTTTTACAATTGAGTTTCCAGCAGCAGATGCATCTAACGCTATTCTTCGTATAGCATAAGGTTAAAACCTTATGTCTAACACTTGGAATCAATCCGGAACCACCTGGGGTCAAAACCAATGGGGCGATCAAGCCGACGTTGACGTAACTTTAACAGGTGTTCAATCAACATCATCAGTAGGAACAATTTCACCTGCAGATGTTATGGGACTGACAGGTGTACAATCAACTTCTAGTGTTGGTAGTGTTACAGCTGATCAACTTATTACAGCTTCTTTAACAGGTGTACAGTCAGCATCTTCAGTAGGTTCAACTACAGTCGACATTATATTAAATATTGATTTAACTTTAACAGGTTTACAATCAGCAACTTCAATAGGTTCGGTTACAACCAGCACTGAACAAACAGCAGGTTGGGGCCAAGATACTTGGGGAGCTGAAAACTGGGGTGAGTCTGCTCTTGACGTTACTCTTTCAGGTTTAGCCACAACTTCTTCATTAGGTTCTATAGGTTCTATAGATGCTATGACAGTAGGTCTAACCGGACTTTCAACAACTTCTGCGGTTGGGTCATTGTCTCCAACAACTAGTCTTTCATTAACACCAACAGGACAGTTAGCAACTTCTGCATTAGGTTCTATAGGTTCCATAGATGCTATGACAGTAGGTCTAACAGGACTTTCAACAACTTCTGCAGTTGGATCATTATCTCCAACAACTAGTCTTTCATTAACACCAACGGGTCAATCAGCAACTGTTTCCCTAGGTGGTTTAATTTTATTTACTGGAAAAGAAGTTACTCCAGCTGGTGTACTATCAACGTCTGCAGTTGGATCAGTAACCGTTGTATCAAACGAAGAAGCATTACTAACTGGTCAATCAACAACTTCTGCAGTAGGTTCAATTTCACCTGCTGATGTAATGGGTTTAACTGGAGTATCAACGACGTCTTCTGTAGGAGCTTTGGTTACTGAGATAGGAGTTCCATTAACTGGAGTATCAACGACATCTTCTGTAGGAGCTTTGGTTACTGGTATAGGAGTACCATTAACAGGAGTGTCATCAACTTCTGCAGTAGGTTCAATTTCACCTGCAGATGTCATGGGATTAACAGGAGTACAAGCGACTTCTAGTGTCGATGATACAGGAATAGTTCTTAAATATTATGGAACATTAACACCTAAAACTAGCACAGGATATACAATCAAAACCCCTGCATAATTATGTTTGACTTGACAATAAATAACTAATATAAATAACAAAAATAAGGAATATAAACGATGGCATCAACATTTTCAGATCTAGGAATAGAACTAATGGCGACCGGCGAAAATGCCGGTACTTGGGGAGAAAAAACTAACGCTAATTTAAATCTTGTTGAACAATTAACAGGTGGATATAATAGTTTATCAATTGCTGGTGGTGCACAAACAACAGCTTTAACTATTGCAGATGGTGCATTAACAGGTACTGCTCAACACAGAGTTATAGAATTTACTGGTTCAATTACAGGGAATCAAGTTGTAACTTTTCCTTTACTTACAGAAAATTTTTACTTTATTAAAAACAATACTTCTGGTGCATTTACAGTACAATTAAAAGCTGTTTCTGGTTCAGGAGAAACTGTTACTTTTTCAGCTACAAATAAACTTTGGAAAATTATTTGGTTAGATGGTGTCGCAACAAACACAGGTGTTTATGAAGTTCCATTTGAACCAGTTGTTCCAGACTGGCTTACTAAAACATCAGCATATACAGCAGTAGCTGGTGATAAAATTTTTGTAGATACAAATAGTGGAGCAGTTACAATAACTCTTCCCGCATCACCTTCTGTAGGTGATCAAGTAAATTTTGTGGATTCAAGATACACTTTTGATACTAATGCATTGACTGTTGGTAGAAACAGTTCTAAAATAACTAACGCAAGTGCGGACTTAGTAGTTAATACTGAGGGTGCAGCGTTTGGATTGGTTTATTCCGGATCAGACGTAGGATGGACTTACACGGAGAAATAGAATATGGCAAATTACGAAGCAACTAAATATAATTTTAATGGATCAGACCTTACAGGTATTGAAGGTATTCCAACGGCAACTATCGTGCCATGGTCTTCTGCCTCAGTGCCAACAGGTTTTTTAGAATGTGATGGAGCAGCAGTTTCAAGAACAACTTACTCTGCATTATTTGCAATTGTATCGACTACTTACGGTGCAGGTGATGGCTCATCTACTTTTAACGTACCAAATTTAGCTGATAATGTTCCAATGGGTAAATCTGGAACTAAAGCTTTAGCTTCAACTGGTGGAGCAAATACTGTTGCAGTTACAGCTGCTGGTAATGTTAGTTCAAGCACAAACACAAACACAAATATTAACGTTACAGGGAACGTTGGAGGTAGTACAGGAAATACTTCTTTATCAACAGCACAACTTGCTTCTCACAGTCATAATGTTTCATTTACTACTGCAAATTTTACAGGAAACAGCCAGTCTGCAAAATTAAGTGGTCCAGCAAACCCAGTTTCAAATAAAACTTCAGGAAATGCGGGATCTGGATCAGCTCACTCTCACAACATGAGTGCAACTTTTAGTGGTAGTGGTAATGCTTCAAGCTCAAGTTCAACTAATAGTACTTTTAGTGGTACTGCAGTTAACCCATCTGTATTACAACCTTATTTAACATTAATTTATATTATAAAAACTTAGGAGAAAAAATGGCAACTAACGCAAATTGGACAATAATATTTGATGATAAAATGGTAATTAAAAATTACGCAGAAGGAGCAAGTCAAGGTATTGGATATGTTGTATCTGATAATTCTTTTTGGTCTGATTCCAAGTTTTCAAATATTTGGGCTATTCAACATGGTACATCTGTATCTTCTGACGAAATAGAATATAGAGATGAAACTCCAAATTCATCTTATGACGATGCAGGTTTAGGAGACATAAGTCAGTTTTCTTCTAAATGGGATGCAGCTCATTTATCACAGTTACAAGCTGATTGGGATAATGATAATGTTGAAGATGAAACTGCAGATGAAAAAATTTCTAGATTAGGTGCAAGGCCTACATCTTATTCTTCTTAATTATTTTATAAACATCTGAACAGAAACTCTAGGAGTTAACGGACTTAGGACAGGATTAACTTTGTGAGTTAGCGGAGCTTTTATAATTACCAAAGAATTTCCTACCACAGGTATAAAACCGTGACCATTTTTATCACGAAACATAAGTTCGCCACCAAAATTACTATTCCATTTATTATTTACATAGTAGGTAGCTCCATACTTCCATGCTCCATCGTCGTGCCAGTTAATACCAGCACCTTTTTCCATATAGTGAATAATCGTAATTATTTCTTTTAAATTTAATTTATAAAATTGATTGTGTTTAGTCAAAATTTTTAATTTTTCAAATGGTGGGTAGTTTGAAACTTCTACTCTTTTTGGTGGAGTTATATTTTTTATTAAATCTTTAGACCACACTTCTTTAGATGAAGTTAGATTTATACTTTTACGTTCTTTAAATATAGCATTATGAATTCCTTTATAAGTTGAATAATCTAAAAAATTTTCAATATAGTAAAGTTTATCCGGTATTGAATATATTAACTTCATAACTTTATAATACTATTTTAACATCATCCAAGAAGTTAAAATATATTTTTCACCCGATAGTGGTGGATTACCTCTGTGCACATAAGGAAAACTTGCAGGCCATATAACTATCCTACCTTTTTTTGGTTTTACTCTTTTAGAGAAATGTAAAAATTCTGTTTCTCCACCTTCTTCAACATCATTTAAATATATAGAAAATACAAAAGCACGTGACGCATTATCAAATCCTGGACCATGTTCTATATGCCAAACATGATAACCTTCTGTAGGTAAAGTTTTTTGAATCTTTAAACTTGTAAAATGAAAGGGGACTTGATAGGCAGAAAAAGCTCCTGTTTTTTCTTGGTAATTTTTAAAAGCAATATCAAAATTGTGTATCATACTTTTTAGTTCGTCCCACCAAACAACTATATTATCAGAATTTGCAAAAAACTGATCATCTTTTTTATGGAGTGGAGAAGCATTTTCAAAAACTTGTCTATTCATAGTTTTATTAAACTTATATTGATTCTCAAACAATTTTATAGCTTTGTTACATTCTTCTTCAGTAATGTAATTATCATACATACCTATAAAATTTTCTATTTTACTTTCTTTTTTTATTTCTGTTTTTTCTTCCATTATTTTTTCTCCATAAATTTAATTTTTTTATCAAAATCAAAACTATTACTATTTTGAGAAATATTAAATATTAAACTATATCTGTTATTGTCTCCTTCATACCGATCAAATCCATGTAATACTTCTGGAGGAAATATATAATAATCACCTGGCTCCGGAGTTATTTTTAAATTTAATTCAGGAAATATTAAATCACATCCTTTTGTTAAATATAACGCACCATGTAAACAAGGATGCGTATGATAGTTTAAACTGTCTCCTTTTTTTATTTCATTACCCCAAGCACTTTCAACACAATTTTTTTCTAAAAAATATTTAAAAATATTTGAATGAGTTGTTTGATGAGTATTTATTAAATAAATCATAAAATTTTTAAAACTATCCTTATCTAAAAAATGAGTCCAACTAGTCATACCTCCTTTTACGTTAGTATGATTTGTCATTTCAAGATTTAAATTATTTTTTATATCTAGTATAAAATTGTGGATTATATCTGGATAAGGGTAGTGTCCACATATTATATTTACTGTTCTAGGATAAGTAATATTTAAACTAGTTTTAACTTCATTTAATTTATTGTTTTTATTTATAAAATTAATCATTATCCTACTAAAATGTTACAAGTAATTCTTTGCCAATTATATGTTTCTGACTCAGGTGATTCTCCTTTGTGGTATTGCTCCGAATCAAATATTACAGCACTACCTGGTTTAAATTTAAATTCTTCTCCATCAACATAAAAAGAACCTCTCCAATCCGGTTGCCAAACAGGAGTCATAAATAATACTATTGACTTTAATTGTAAATCTGTTTCTTCATCTCTATGTAACCAGTGTTGGGATTTTTTACCGTTATAAGTAACATTTAACCACATTCTAATTATTTGAGTAGGTATCCCTTTATTTTTATCATCTAGTAATTTTGCTATTCTATAAACTAAAGTTTGTCCCCAAAGAAAAAATGGATGATGCTCAACTATATCACCAACTTTAACGGTTAAAACAGGAGCTCCTAATCTAGGATCTCTATCTGATCCTGACACACCGTTTAATTTCCAATTTGGAGTGCTTACAATTTGATTGTACATATAAAACAATTCTTTTTGAGAAAGAACATTATCTAGTATTGTAGTTTTCATTTATATTTTCTATCTTTCATTCTTTATAAAACTATTATATAATGTAAATCAATTATTTCAAGGGTTTTTTATGTTACAAAAATTAGGATTTTTACCAGGGTTCAACAAACAAGTTACATCTACCGGAGCTGAATCACAATGGACAGGTGGAGAAAATGTACGTTTTAGATATGGTACACCTGAAAAAATAGGCGGCTGGAATCAATTAGGAACTGATAAA